CTTATTATTTAATTAGTGCTTGTTCTATTTGTTGAAATTTTCCACAAGATTTACATGAAACTTGTTTACATGTTGTACAATTATTTGCTTTACATAATTGTTTTAATTTTTTTATATGTTCAATAGCTTCCATATAAAAACCTAATTTTATAGAATTTTCGATAGAATCTATTAACAAACCAACCATTAATACATTATTTTTAGATTGAATATCATTACATTTTTCACAATCTTTAATTTGTAATTTTATAATTTTATCTAATAAACAATTGTAATATTCATTTAAATTATATGTAATACCTAATGCAGGTATAAGACATTCCGGACATTCTTCTGAAGGTGCGTCACTTTCTATTTCTATAAAATATATATCTTCAAATTTTAAAATACCTAATTCTGTAGCTGTAACAATAAATACTTCTTTATTATTTATAGCTTCTATTTTATAACTTAAATTTGTGGCTAAAGAATAATCTTTAAAAGAATTCATATCCCACAATAAAATAGAAGTTATATTATATCCAACGGTTGTTTCTATATCAATAGCTAATTTGCTACCATTTTCAATTATAGAAAAATTATTTATTACTATACTCATATTTGTGTATATAAAAAAAAGGAGAAGATTTCTCCTCTCCTTTTTGGGTTATTTTTATTTATTAAGCTACTGCTAAATTTGCAGGAACAACAGCATTACTTGCAACAGCAGTTCTAATTGCAGTAAGAATTGTGTTAGTATTTGCGTTATCTGCTAAAGTATCTGTACCTTTATCAATAAGAATTGTTAACACCTTATATTGTCTTTCAACACTAGTTTCATTACGTGGACTAAAATAAACAATTTGAATTGTGTTATATAATCCTGTAGGACTAGCATAATATGGTGTAGCAAAATCAACAGGATAACCTACTTGTCTTGCTGGGTCATATTTCATACCTTTAACAAACCATTCATAATTAGCAGCAAATTTAGCAGTTCCTGAACCAGGATTAGCTGTTGCTGTAACTGTAGCTGTTAACAATCCTAAGTTTTGTTGTGGTTGAGTTAAATTTTGAACATTTTGATATGTTTTTACAATTACATCAAATTCAATCAATCTACCTTCAATTTTACCAGGAACAAATTTTTGAACTTTTCCAGTGATTGTAAAACCTACTGGAGAAGAAGTTGTTGCTGTTACAAATTCAGAATCACCTCTTTTAATAAGATTTTTTCTTAATGAAGCTAAAACACCATCTCTAATAGTAGTTGCTGTTTCTCCAGTAATATTAGCACCAGTAGTGTAATATCCAGAAATAACTGCAAAATTCTCAGGAGATAATGAACCACCATCATTATATAATCTAATTTCAGCTACATAAGTATGATTAGCTAAAACGTTACCTGTAAATCCAGCAACATCAACTGCTTTCTGAACTTCAGGAGCATATGCTTTTACTGTAACTTTTTCAACATATTTTGGATTGATAACATCTGAAAATTCATAGTCTAATCCTTTACCAGCATCACCTGCTGTCTTTTGAACTAATTTAAAAGGAACATTAGCTGCTGCTGCTGTACCTTCAGCCGAAAGAACTTTTAATTCTTTATCACTTGCTGTTGCAACAAACGTTTGGATTGTTGTTTCAGAAGCTACTGCATTACCAATTATTAATTCACCAACTTGATTGGGCCCGTAACTCATATTTTTTAATTTAAATATTTATAATTTGATTTATTCTTATTTTGTCCATTTAACCAAGCGGCTAATGTACTTTTTTTAATTTTTGAATGTTCTGATAGTTCACGTAAACAATTGTAGATAACACCTGTATTAGTATCTATAATTTTTTTAGAAGTTACGTTTTTTTCACCCATCCATAAATGTTTATTTTTTACAGTAAACATTTCCTCATATTTAATATTTTTCTTTAATCCTTTTAAAGATTTTGATAAATTTTGTTTATGAGTTGTAGAAAACTTTCTACCTTTTAATGAATTTGATATTTTAGTTCTATGTTCTAATGTTTGAACACATCCTACAGCACCATCACCACCATCTGTGAGATTTACTAATGGACCAAGTCCTAAATTTCTTCTACCGTAAAATTTAATTAAATATTTTTCAATTTCTTTTGATTCTTTATTTGTTAAATCGTTAAAAAGAATTTCAATACTATAATTGGTTTTATCAGTAATGTTTTTCCAAAATTTATTTCTACCATTAATTTTAGTAGATCTTAATCCTGTAGCTTTTCTTTTATCAGAATCTAATTCTATACCAATATAAAATATTTGTTTAGTATCATCTCTTAAATGTTGATAAACTACTGCCATATTTATTCGTTTCTGTTATCAACCAATATTTTGGATTCTAAATTAGAAGGTTTATAATCTCTTAAAGCTAATTCAACAGCTCTATCTAATATTTCATTATGAATTTCTTGATCTAATTCACATTGCTGTATTGATGAAAAACCATTTATTGTTAAGTTTTCATTAGGAAAACTAATATTTAAATCTGAGATTATAATTGGTTTTGGATATTTAATATATCTGATTTTATACTCACTAATTGTAAATGAAGAAATTAATTCTACTATTTTATTATTGTTTATTTTAGATATATCTAATCTCCAAACTTTATTTTTATTAGGTCGTTTAAAAGGATTTCCATACTGAATGTTAAATTCATCATGTGTTTTAGGAACAACACTTAATTCTTTTTCACCACAATTATTTACATTACATTTAACAGATTCATATATAATTAAAAAAACATCATCTGGTATTTTAAAAATTTTAGAATCATTTGTTAATTTGATGTTTGTTGAAATAAGAGTGTTAGTATTGAACTCTTTTATTAATTCTTTTAAATCAACTCTTCTTTTTTCAGAATTTTCAAAACCTTTATTTTTTCTATTACTAGAAGGATCATAATAATCTTTTACTAATTCTAATTGTGCTTTAGTAAGATATACAGATAATTCATAATCATCTATATTAGGAGCACTTTGAGTAGCAATTGAATTATAGTGAATATCAAATTCGTTTCTAAATTCTAAATTAGTCATTTATTATTTTTTTAAAAGTTTAGCTTCTATCAAATCTCTAACATCTTGATGTTTTGGATTATCTAAATAAGCAACTGTATTTTCAAAAGTAGGAACTTGACTATTTTCACACAAATCTAAACCATCCACAGTTGAATATTTATTACCTGTTTTTTTAATCAATCCTTTCTCTTCAGCATTTTGAATTAAAAGTTTTGTTTCAAATTTACTGTCTTTTATTAAAGACACAAAAGATTGTGGTTTGGTATCTATAAATTCTTCAACTTTAGTTTGTAACCATTTGATAGTTGAATCAGAAGATATTGGTTTATTGGTAAGTAATTTTAAAATACCTAATAATTTATCTTTATCATCTTCTATTTTACCATATAATTTGAAAGCTTCTTTTTTAGAATCAAAACTAACTTTTTTCTCATTCATTTCTTCATCACCAGAAACAACTACAAATTCATAAGTTTGTTTTAAATTTCTATCTTTCCAATTTGGACAAATATCATTTTTATATGATAGTAATATTTTATAAGATATATAATCTAAAGGATTACTTAAATCAAAAACATTATCATCTTTAAATAAAGAAACATAATGTTCTTTCCAAAAATCTTCATAAATAGATAATTTTAATCCTGTAAGATTTTCTAAATAATCTTTTTCATCTTTTGTTAAAACATTAGCTAACGATCCATTTCTTAACATTGGTGTACAATATCTTTTTACAGATCCAGATAACATTCCTCCAGAAATAACATGATCCTCACTAACATTGGATGCCATTCCTTTTTTTCTTTTAATATATTTTACAGTAACTTTATTTTTAGGTAATGTAAATTTATTTTCTAATACTTCTCCCATTGTATCTTCTTATTAATTATTTAAAAAAAAGGGATGATTTTGGGCTCATCCCTAAAAGCCTATGTATTAATCTAAAATTGCAGGTTTGAAAGTCATGGTTCTAGAAGGATCTTTTACCATCGCTCCTGTACCACACATTGCTGTCATAGTAGCACTATCTTCCATTAATTGCATAATTCCACCTCTACGTCCAGAGAAAGGATCTCTAATACCAGCCATATAACCACGAAGTTCATCATCACCACGTACTTTAATTTTTTGGATATTAGGTTCTTCCATTGAACCAATGTAAAGAATATCATAACGATATGATTCAGCAACACCTCCATCTGGATGAAGAATTTTATTACGAACTTTATCATCATACATTGGATCTACCTCTAACATAATTTTAATATTGTTAGGAGCTAACCATTCTGTAAATTGGAATCCACCTTTAAATGCATTTTCATTAAATTTAGAAGTGGTCTTATTGATGGCATTTTGGTTAGTATTATCGAATAATGATTTCCAACCAGAAGCAGCGGCAGTAGCAGCTCTATTGAATTGAGCGGCACCTCTTTCACCAGTACGTAACATAAATGTACGTTCATCAAAATCTAATTTACCTTCTGATAATTCAGATAAAGCATCTTCTAATAAACGCATTGAGAAAATATTATAAGTAATAGTATTACTTACTTCCATTTGTTCTCTAATTCCAGAACCTGCTTTAATTTCAATATTAGCATTACCTTTGTTCAAGAAACGTCCGTTTTCATCTCTGTTTGTTTTACCAAACATAATTGTACGTGATTTAATTCTTGAGAAAGCTTTTTCAAACTGCCAATAAACTTCTTGCATCCAAGTTGTTGACTTATGTACTTTTCCTGTATTAGGATCTCTTGTTTCAATACCAGCAAAATAAACTGGTTCTACTTTACAATCAATCATTGCTCCAGAAACTTTATGTTCCATACGTAATGTAGAAACTGAGTTTCTCATTAAATAAGGAGAAGTAAATTGAATACCAGCACCTTGAATAGAAAGTTCATCTTCAGAGTAAGCAGATTCAATACTAAATCTGTTTCCACCTACAAGTTCATCTCCAGGAATACCAGCAAGTGATTCTTGACCACCCCATACTTCACATTCGTAAACATAATTTGAACCTTCTTCAAAAGGCTCACTTAATATTCTAATTTGGTAAACGTCTGGTCTTGGACCTGCAATAACATGCATTTTAGTAAACCATTTTTCTCCAAATACTAATTGGAAAGTTGTTCTTGCAATACCTACACCAGTAGTGTTAGCATCAACTACAGAACCTTGAAATCTTGCTTCAACAAGTGGAATATTTCTTTCATCACTTCCAACTACTTTCCATACGAAATCATCTGCACTGTTAAGAACTTTTTCAGGAAACAAAGATAAAGTTGTATCTAAGTTTTTCATTCCTGAGTTTTGTAACAACACAGTTGTTAATGGAGAAACTAATTGTGGTTGTGTTCCAAAAATAGCACCAATGTGATTTTTTAGTGTTAAACCTGACCAAGCTTTTCCTTTGGTCATTACAAATTTACCTAAACTCATTTAATTTAATTTTAATTGTTTTATTGTTTATTAAATAACCAACTCACTTCCAAAATTACCGCCAGTATAACTAGCAGGATCTGTAAGATAACCTGGTTGTCCGTTATCTTCAAACTTTACTCTACGTAAAGCTTTTTCTAAATTTTTTGTTGCTGATGAAGTTACTGTTGTTTTTATTTTTGTTAAATCTGAAAAACCATTTGTTAATTCATATAGATAATACATTTTAGTATCAAATTCAATTGGATTTTTAGATCTATCATTCATAAATTTATTTTCTAAATCTCCAGTTACTGGATTTTTAGCAACAACTTCAGTCATTGTTTTAAATACTTTATCACCAATAGCTTTGGTATTAGGTATTCCTTTAATTACTTCTTTAGATTCAAATACAAATTGTTTAATTTGATTATTAATCTGTTCTTGTTCTTTAGCTTGATTAATTTTATCTTGTTCAACTCTTTGTAATTCTAAAGCAGTTTGTTTTGATTCAAATGCTTTTAAACTTTCTTTAGATTCTAAAGCATCTTCTAAAAGAATATCTTCACCTAAATCAATTGTTTTACGTAACATTTTACGTGCTCTATCTTCAGATAAACCTTGATTAATATAATCTTTTAAAATTATATTTTTGGCAACTTCTAAATTTTCTTTTAAATAATCTTCATCAATAGAATCTAATTCTAATAAAGTTTTTTTAGATGTTGCTATTTTTTCTAAATCAAGATTTGAAAGATAATCATTAACTTTTAAAGTGGTTTGATTTTCTATTTCAGCTTTTAAAGCATTTGTAAAATCATCAACTGTTTTTATATCTTTTGAAGACTCAAGTGAAGGTAATAAACCTTGTTCAAAAAGAACGTCTGAGATAGAAGAATATAAGTTGGGAGAAGAATCATCATCTGAATCATCACCTTCACTACTATTGTCCTCATCACTATCTACGTCCTCTGAGCCTTCACCCTCGATAGCTTCTATATTTTTATCTATATCTACATTATCTGTATCTACATCATCATCAGTATCAATAAACTGATTATCAAAATTCAATTCTTGACCATTTTCAAAAATTGACATTAAATCTTCATTTTCTTCCATAATTTTCTCCCGTATTTTATAAAGTTTACAAATATAATATATTTTTAATCTTTTTCCAAATAAATATTAAAAAATTTTTAATTTTTATTGAATTCCTAATAGCTATTTTGACCCTTTTCTAATTTTCATTTTTTCAATTTTATGAGATTCTTCTTCAAGTTTTTTATTATCACTATGTTTTTTCATATCATTTTCAAGTTCTTTTAATTTTAAAAGATATTTATCACGATTTTCTTGAACACTTAAATTGAATTTATCTCTCTCTATTGGGTCTTCAATACCATCTCCATTTAAATCTGTAGTTTTAAAACCTTCCATTTGTAATGCAGCAACTTCATATCTTGTTGCATTATCACGTTGATTCATTAAATCTTTTAATTGAAGTTCTCTTTCTTTAAATTCTGCTTGATGTAATCTTTCTTCTTGAGCATCTTTTATTTGTTGTTGTTGAGCTTCCGAATTTCTTTGATGCATTTCATCTTCTGCTTCTTCCAATCTTCTTCTCATATCCATTAATGAAGGACTAAAATAAATATCCATAATAGTAGATAAGTTACCACCATTTTGTAAGAAAGCCTGGGCATTTTGTTTTATCATTTGTTCTAATTCTTGTGTTTTAGAACTCGATGTTAATACTAAACCATAATCATTTTCACAAAATTCATCTGAATCTATATTTAAAATTTGAATAGATTGATCATCTAAAATATATTGAACTTTTTTATTATTACCTTTTAATGCTATTTTAGCTGTTTCAAGAAAACATTCAAGAACTCTAAGTTTACATTTTTCATGTAACATAAACCAATATTCTGTTATATGACTTGATTGATTAACAGATCTTTCTACACCACCAACAGTTTCTCGATTAGATATTTGACCTTCACGTTGTGCAGAAACACCTGCTATCTCACCCATTTCAGATTTAATGAATTCAAGTAACTGAATATGTTGTTGTATGTACATACCGGTTTCCATATCCATTACACGACCACCTTGAGTGTTCATAGAACCTGCTAATTTTCCAGTGGCTTGTCCTTGAGTACCTTCTTTAAAAGAGTCAATCACTGCAATTTTATTAACAAATGCAAAGTGTAACCATTTATCCATTTCCCAATTTTCAGGAACTTTAGCAACATCTAACTCCATTATCTTACCATAATTGGTAGATATTGCTTTATTCAATCTATCCCAAATAACATCATACATGTATTGATAGTTTTTACATCTATCAACTAATGATACTGCTTTAGATTGATTAGTATTATATATTTGACCTATAATACCAGGACTACATATTGATGGGTTATTTATTTTATTGTATTGAACTTTACGTGGTTTTATATTTAAATAAATATCTTTACCTATTTTAACACCTTCCCACCATTCATTAACCCATAAAGAAGTAATTTCTTCACCTAAATTTTCATTTGGTATATATTCTTCAGAAGCAATTTTATATTGTTCCTCACCATACTCATCATAAAATTTAACACGTTTAACTTCTTTTAAAGATTTCCAAAATACTTTTAATACACGTATATTACCTGTATCATCAGTATAGTTCGATCCAAAAAAATGACCATTTATTTCTGCTAAATTGAATATAGTATCATACATTCCTTCAACACCAGTATTCAAAGCATCTCTTAAAAGAACATGGTTGTTTTGATCATCTGAATAAGATCCTTTAGAAGAGGTTTGACTATATTCCATTATATAATCAATATCTTCAGATTTTAATTCATCATGGAAATCATCTACTATTTTATGTGGACTCCAATGATCTTGTATGATAATGATAGACGAATCTTCTATTCTATCTGAATTACCACTTCTAACACTATGTACTTTTAATGGATTTAATTTTTTTAATATTGGTTCGTCTTGTACAATATCACATTGATAAACCTCTTCTGCAAAAATCAATGCTTCTTTAAAACCATCATTAAACATTCTATCAAAACTTTGTTCTTGACTATAATGTTTAAGAATTTGATTTGCCATTCTTTCACGAATATCTTGCCAATTATATTTCATATGTTTAGCAAGTTCATCCATTTTAATCTTTAACTCCTCTTCTTCATAATTTGCTTGAAGAAATTCTGTTAATTTTTGTTGAAGAAACATTTTTTTATCTTCTTCTTTTTTACTAATAGCATCTGTATTTGTTACAATAACTGACCAATCAAACCTACGTTTAATTTCTTCTCCAACTAATAAATCTATTTTTGGTACTAAGATAGGATGATGAGGTAGATTTTCAGGAACAAAAGAAGCATCTATTTGATGAGGATTAACAACATTTGTTAAATCTCGTATATCTACAATACCATTATAAAGATTAAGATTTATAATTTTATTTTGAAGACTTTTTCGAACCCTTTCATTATTATAAAAAGAATGGCGATCTGCATGATCAACATTTGATACACGCCATTCTTTATTTTTTTGTTTATAAGGTATTTTTTGTCTTGGTAGAATTAAAGAATTTATTCTTGGTGTTGACATATTTTTTTTTTATTAAATTTAATAATAACTTACTAATATACGAAATTATATATAATATTCCAAATATTTTGTAAGAAATTTTATGTTTTTTACTAATCGCTAATAGCTTTTTTAGGTTTCCAGTTTCTCTCAAAAAACTTATCTTGACTAATTGTTTTTATTTTTTTATCTTGATTTGCTATCATTGAATTAGTTCTTTTAACTCTATCTTCTCTTAATATAAATAACATACCCATAGCAGAAACCCTATCAAAGTTACCATCACTATTCCAAGCTATACATTCCTCTAAATAAGGAATTGTTCTTATGTGATGTAATTTTAAACTATTGTCTTCTTCATCCCCTATATTATATCTAGTTAACATATATTGAGCTTGAAGTAATCTTCCCCATTTATTTATTTCAACGTTGGCATGTGTTCCTTTAGCATTATTTCCATAAAGATTATTTGATTTTACCATATCCATATCTCTTAATATCTGAGGGGTATCACATAAATATCTAAGACAATTTCTAGCATCAAAATAACTAAATAACCCTTTTAAGTTTTTTTCATAATTAGCTTCTCCGTTATAAAATTTAAGCAATCTCAATGCTAATTCATAAGCATCATTAGCTAATCTAGGTCTTCCAGTATATTCACAAACAATTCTATCTGTAAATGTGTCCATACCAATTATACTAAATAAAGAAGATCCAGCATCTGCATCGATAGGGTCGATACCAAAAATATATCTACCTCTTACAATTTCACCATTAGCATTTTTCTTTGGCATCTCAAATATTTCTAGACAACCTGTTCTATCAGTATCAGAGCTATCATAAGCTCTTAATGGATATTTATCAGATGTGGGTTTCCATTCAACATTGCCGGATTCATTGTAAACTAGTTCACCTATATAGTGTTCTGCTAGAAACGATTCTTTTTTAGGACCGATAGATTCAAGATAATCTTTTATATCTGCAACAGGGAATACGGTTCCTTCTGTACGCATAATAGCTTCTTGAGGGGTGATTGGTTCTTCTGCTTTTTTCTGTGTTATAGCTCTAGCATCAGATGAGTTATATTTTACTTCATGTCTATCCGATAAAATTTGAATCAATGCTTTTATTACATCAGGTTCTCCTGTTTTCAAATCATAACATTCATTACGATTTAAATAAGCTCCCCAAAAGAATCCACATTCTAAATCACCGTTAGAATTTTTATCATAAACATTAGGTATTCCGTATATATTAAATGCTCCTGGTTTATAAAATAATTTTTCAGAACCTTCAAATGAAGCTCCTTCAGTACCACCAGTTCCACCTGCAAGCATGAATCCAAATGCAACATCTCCATCTTCTACTGCCTTTCTATTTACATTCCAAGCTTTTTCAAGATTAGGAAATAAACCATCTTCTTCATAATGAATATATGGTCCACGAATACCCCTTGCTTTATCAGGATTATCTTTTAATGATATACATTTTACAGATGATAATAAACCTTTACGAGAACCATATTCATCCTTATAACCTAATTGAACATACATCTCTTTTGTTGCATCCACTGTTCTCATTCTAGGTAAAGGAGTATGTTCAGCTATCCAGTCTAAATTATCTAGTATTTTACCCCAAATTCCACTATCCCCAGATAAGAAAGTTTTTTCAGATGCTAAATGGTGATTAATGTTTCCGGAACCAGTAAATACATACATGTTCCTAGGAGATTCGGATGCATTTTTAAAACTAAACCCAATACCACGAGTTTTTAGTACTTTACCATGTTTACCATTACGTTTAGCTTGTGCTGTATAGTGAAAATATAAATAATCACCTAACCATGGCTTTGCAAATTTACGAACACGTTCTCCTTGAGATTTACCATCCTTACCACCGGTTGCTACAGTATCTACCAACCATATAGGACTATAATTCCAGTAAAAATATAATTCACCTGGAATCCATTCACCATCAGATGGTCTTACAACACCATGCTTCCATTTACGTAGTTCTTCTTTCCAAAATTCAGCATATTCTGATTTAGGGTTACTATTAGGAGGTATGTTAGTATATTTACCATTTTTTTCAAAAAATATAGCAGGTTGTCTAAAATAATCAACATCTTCCAATATATGAGGATTAGTGACATCCACTATAATTCTTCCATCGTTGTATAATTCAGTATGTTTAGGTCTATCTTTAGCAAAACCTCTAATATGTTCAGGTGCAATAAGATTTTTAATAAATTTAACTGTAGAAGTATATTCTATTAAATTTTCATAAACTTCACGAGGTAATGATTCTTTTAATTCATCTGTTATTACTGTTTGGTATTTATTTAACTCCATTGTCTTTCGTCGAGTATAATAGTATCTGTTGATAATATTGTTTTAGCAATAGATACAGCATTTTCTAAAGCACATCTAGTAACTTTAAGCGGATCTATAATATTCTCATTAAAAAGGAAATGTTCTAACTTTGGTTTAGAACCATTACAAACAATTGTTTGATATGGATATCGTAAACATTCTAATACAGTCAAATGACAGCCATCTGCCTTATCTGCTTCACTCCATCCCCCTGCAGTTAACCCTCGAACTACACATCTTAAAGCAGTTCCACCACCTGATACAATACCTTCTTCTAA